CCTGTATTACCTGTTGCGCCTGTAGCTCCAGTAGCACCTGTTGAACCCGTGTTGCCTGTATTACCTGTTGCGCCTGTAGCTCCAGTAGCACCTGTTGAACCCGTGTTGCCTGTATTACCTGTTGCGCCTGTTGCGCCTGTTGCGCCTGTTGAACCCGTGTTGCCTGTATTACCTGTTGCGCCTGTTGCGCCTGTTGCGCCTGTCGCGCCTGTCGGCCCAGTATTACCCGTCACCCCGGCATTTACCCAATTACCTAAACCTTCAGTAGTTTGACATTGCCAGAAATATCCAACATTTGCATTTTGAACAAACTTTAAGCTCGAATAGAATTTCTTTGGCCCTCTAAAACTTTCAACAACCGCTCGTAAATAAAGAAGTATAGCCGACTGTGTTGGTAGGAATCCTTTTGTTTGAGAACCAATAAAGATTAAATAATTGCCTATTGTATCAGTTACTTGCACAGCTGAACCCGCTAAACTATCAACACTATAAAGATACTCATTAACCGGAACTTTATAATTATCTGCACCGGCATCATATGTGATATGATTTACCAATCTATCAAAGGTAACGGTAGAAATTGCCGATACATTAAACGTTAATGCCAATAAGAATAAAGCCGTTAATAGTTTTTTCATTAATCAAACTTTAGTCTTCTCCAAAGTGAGCCGAAATAAGAAACTATGCGACCTGTCACACCATCCCCGCTACAATCTGAACAGAAATAAGTAGTTCCATTTGCAGGAGTTAATGCGTAAATAGTTGCACTGTCCGATGCAGTAAATGATGTTGGTTGCCAACTTGCCAAACCATTAGCATCGCTGGTTAATACTTTCCCTGCTCCTTGTGTGCCGTCAACTATTTTTACTGCATTTGGGTAAATTGTAAACGGTTGTGAAATTGCTCCCGCGTAAAAAACGGCATAAATCGAATCTCTGTGAATATCAATATATGATAATGAATCTTGAAGAAAATTTGATGATGTTATTGCTATATTATCACCACTACCTAAAATTTGGTGATTTGTGTTTCTACCTGAATCGGGACAAGATAGGTTGAAAGAAGTAGGAGAAACGGAATAATCACCATACAATACAAGCCCTGCATTGTTATTGTAATTTCCATTGTGCCAACTGTAAATAGATAATTGTTGTCCATTCGTAGTCCCAAAAAAATCAGTAGCAGGATTAGTGCCGGAGTTGCCGTGAATATTCCAATAATTACTATTCGCAAAACTTTGAGTAGCAATAACAGCATCAGTATCAATGCACGTAAAAACATCAGTGCAATTATAAACAGCATTAGACGTATCAACTACAACGGTTCCTGCTGTGTTCATGTGTAACCGGTATCTCGCATTCGAATCATATTCTAAATGCGTAAAAATTACAAGCCCGTCCAAGCTCATAGTGTCAGAAACTTCAAAACCCTGCATCACTATTTGATTTCTGTTTTTAGGCCCGAGTTGCAAAGGTTTGTGAAGTGTCACGTCATCTGCCATTGCATAACACGCAACAGCTACTATCAGTAATAAAAATATCTTTTTCATAAATGTTTTTGTTTCTGCAAATTTAATAATTATCAACTACCCATAAATACCCATGAGGCGATGTATCAATTCTTACTGTTGTATCAGTTCCATCAAGCACATTAGCAGTAACCGTTTCCTGATATTCGGGAACCCTTACTTCTAAAATCAAACGACCTCTTACTAAACTATCCGAACCGGGGTCACCTGGCCCTGCAATTTGAATAGAGTTTATTTTTCTACCCATAACAAACGGATAAGTAAATCCCAATGTCAAATACTGTGTTGCCTCTAAAATACCACGGCAAACACCTAATATCTTTTGCAATGAAATAATTGCCCGCTCATCGCCTCCCTTGTCATCGTTTGCTTTTTCTTTCGTATAGATGTCAATGAAATATAAATAAGTTCCTGTTGATTGCGTTACATCCTGATTAGAATAATCTCCCTGCCCTAAAAGAACATTAACAATAGGAACTTCTGATAATTCGCTGCTATTTGGCGGGCTATAACGTTCAATGTAAACAGTAGCATTTAATTTTGGATTAACTGCAAGCGTTGCCTGGTTTGCCAACTCTTCTTTTAATATCAAAGCAATTTTATCCCGAATTATTTCGAATGATTGCGCTGGTATTACGGTATTTATTTTTGCCGCCATTATTCTTTATTCGTAATCTTCTAAAATGCAAACTATCAAACCTATTGCCTCATCAGGAAACCACTGGTCTATCGAATACTCGCAAAGCTGGCCGGAGCTGTCAGTCCATTTTATCTTATGGTCTTTTAAATAAACTTCACCACTCGAATTTCTAACAGGATAACCAACAGCTACCAGTAAAGATTCGCTTACTGCTATACTCGCATCTTTACTGTTTACTAATTTGCCGTCCAAGTCCATTCTCATGTGATGCTTAGTTGCCAGTCCGTTTATTGTAGCTGTGGTGTTATCGGGTGCAATAAATTGAATAGAAATTCCGAAGCCATTAATAGCATCGGATGTAATTGCTTTCGCGTCTGATATGGCTTGTTCGGCTAAACCCATTTTGCTTTATAAAAAAAAGGGTGAGCGTCCTGCCCACCCTTTCAAATTTGTTATTTCAAAAAAATTACTAAACTACTTTTGCAGTGAAAATTTGGTCTACTGCTACCGGGATTGCTACACCGGCACTCTTAACACCATAATCGTGAGTAGTTAATTTCATATCAGGCCAGTTGTAGATAAACCATTTTCCCTTAACCGGAGTTGCGCCAGTAGAAAGCAATTGCGGAACCGCTGCATAAGCTAACACGTTGCGCGTTACTTGCGGGATAACAATGATTTTATCAGGATCAAGATACGGAGTGCCTTGTGTTAAAGAACTTCCGCTGTAAGAATCGAAATATTGAGGATAGCTCCATAAATCGAAGTTGTAAGAACCGGCACTGATAGGGCCATGATAAGCCGCGCCCGCTGATTCTCTTTGAGCCGGAATCAATCTATCCATATTCCAGTTAAATATTGCACCGCGTTTTAATACCGCAGCATTCGCAATGTATGCTTTGTAAACATTATCTCCCATGATAACGTTATAAGTCGCTGCTGGTGATTTACCAACTGTTCTTAAAAAGTTTGCAGCCGAAATCAAAACGTTGTTAGGGTCTGCTGCTGCATTCGTCCACAAATCGGCACCGGTCAAAGTTACCTTTGAATCCGATTTACGTTTGAAGTTGATTTGGCTACCATCGGCTAAAGTTATAACACCGGTAGTAAACACATCAGCGCATTGTTTTTCATAAGCGCGGTCAATGCTATCTTGCAATACCATCAACTTAGTTGATACAGTTTGCAGGAAACGGTCGAATACTACATCAGAAATCAATGCAGACGGGTCACCGTAAAGTTGATTGTAACCGTCCAATTGAGTAATATCGAAATACTCATTGTAGTATGGAGGTATGAAAAGTTTTTCAGTTGACTTTCCGAAAACATTTCTGTTTCCGTCAGTTCCGCGAACGGTATCTTTAGCAACCAACTCAGCTACACGCTCGGTCTGTGTTGCAATTTCCAAAGTCCAGCTTTCCGTTTCGGTAAAGAAACTGCGAAGAAACGCTTTCGGCTCCAACCGGTCAGATAATACCGCAGTTAATTTTTTCGTAAATAACTGTTGCGCGTCCGCGAGATTAATTTGAAATGCCATGTCTTTTTATTTTAAGGTTTTAAATTTTTTTACGGTTGAATCAGATTAGGTATTGTCATACATTGTATGCTGAGTTCCCAATACCAGGCGAATTGCACTCGCAACGCTTGAAAGCATATCGCGGCATGTTCTTTGGCTGCTACCACATTCAGAATCTAAAGTGTCACCGTCATCAGCAACAGAAACTTTATCTTCAGCAACATCACCAGCTACACAAATGCTTACAGGATTATCAAATGTTTCACCATACGCCACATCAACAGCACTGTTTAATACTCCGATAGGATATTGGCTACCATCGCTGGCAGTAGAAACCCACGGAATAACTTTGTTTGTTGCTAAAACACGACCTACAACTAACCCCGTTGGAAGCGTAATGTCATCACCGGTGTTCTCATAGTAGAAATCTACATTTTCATACCGGTTATTCCACACAAATATTTGTGTGAGGTCGGTGTTGATGAACAACTGGTTTTTATTTCTGAATGCTACCTCGTTAAATGCCATGATAGATATTTTTTAAGTGGTTATAAATTTTTTTACTGATTACTTTTTTGCCGGTTTGCCGTTGCGGTCAGCGTATGCTTTATCAACTGATTCTTCAAACTTTGCAAGAGCCTCCGCTTTCGCTTTTGCTTCCGGTGTTTCAGGCTTTCCAGCTTCTTCTGTAATTACAGGGTAAGCAGCTTCTTCTTCTAATGCTTTCAATGCTTTAGGATTAGCAGCTTTCAAAAGCATTTCGCTTTGGAAGTCTGTAGTAAATGGTTTACGCTCTTTAATAGCAGTGTCCACCGCTTTGGCATCAACACCACGAAATACATTGAATGAATTTACGCGGGTAAATTCCGCATCAGCTCCCTCTTTTACCGCTTCTGCGTAAATGTTCGGGAAGTTTGCTTTTAAGTCTGCAAGAGTTTTGATTTCCATTTTATTGTTTTTTTGAGATTGAATTTCTTTAGGTTCTTCGATTGCAGCAACAGCAAACATTTTTTCATTTATTGCTTTTGCTTCATCAGTATTCAACTTGTTTATTTTAGTAACAAGTCCTAATGCTTTTGCCTGTTTAGCTGTTAAAAATAAATCAGGGCAATCTTTATTTTCAAACATGTCAGCAATAGAATAACCGGTAAATTTTTTCAGTTTATCGCTGTCAATCTTTGCCTCTAAACATGCTCTCAAATCTTTATTCATTCCGTCTAAGAATGCTTGGTCTGTTTCATCGCTAACATACATATCGGCTGGATGTAGCATGAATCTTGAAACATCTAAACATTCAACTTCACCTGTTGCGTATGCTAACATGTAACAAGCCATTGACATAGCGGAGCCGTCAACTTTGATGTTTGTCTTTACATCTGTGCGCTCTTTCATTTTAGCGATGAGGCCCCAACCGTTGAGAACAGAACCGCCCGGACAATTAACTCTTAGCGTTACATCATTCTCTGAATTATCTTCCATTTGCGCGATTAAACTTTCAGCAACAAATGAATAAATTGGAGAATATAAGTATAGCTCTTTTGCTTTCACGTAAACAAAAAACGTTTGAAAAAATCTGTGTTGAAAATTTTTCGGGAAAATTTCGGGTATAATTCGGGAAACAATATAAATTCGCATAAATCTTTATTACACCCAATGGCAAAAAAAGACACCAACAAAGACGGCTCTCCTAAATGCACAACGACTATTGATGTTTCTGGAATACCGGTAAAAACTTTACAAAAGTTAGATAGTGTAGTAGCGCAGGAAGGAATTACAAGAAGTGCCTACATTAAGAATCTAATAAATAACGATTTAAAAGATGCAAAGTAGCATACAAGGCTTTATTTTCTGCACCGGTTGTAAAGGTGAAAAGACAATCAAATATTTTGATTGGAAAATGATAGTGAGATGTGTAACGTGTCCGCTATGCAAAGGCACTGGCGAATATCAGTATAAAGGTAAAGCAGTTGGTGCTACTCGTCACCTTTCTCAATCATCTTCATAGCCTCTGCCATTAGTTTATCATAAGCATCTTTATCGAGAACTTTCTTTATTGCATTAGCAAGAGCAGTTGATTTCTTCTCCTTACTCTTTTTGTCGTTCTCTTTTTTATTCTGCTTGTCCTCACCTGAGTTATTATTGCGCTGTTGGTCTTCAGGAATTTCTATTCCTGAATCGTTTGTAAGTTGCAATTCTTTTGCATACTGTCTAACAATAGCGGGAACACTTTCCATTTCACCTAAGTCAATCAATATATTTTCAACTGTGCTCAATGGAATACTTGCACCGGTTACACCTAATTTTAAACGCGCTGCCATTACTTCTTTCATCGGGTCAATATTAGCAACCGCGCTACCTATCCAAAGACAATTACGGTAAGCACTTAATACGGTAAAATTCTTTTCGTAAAATGCTTTTAAATACCCAGGTGCATCAATTTTATTTTCTAAAACAAGAACATGCAAATACAGTTCGTAAATAGGTTGCAAAAATTGTGCGCCAACATCTCTACGATTTACTTCGATAGTATGCTGCCAATCTTTAATAGCTGCGCGGCTTGCGCTGTAATTACTATTGTATTGAGATAATGCAACTTCAGGCGGTATACTAACTGTGGCACATGCTAAGTTAAAATTAGCTTCAAAAAATTCTTTGAAGTATAGTTGTGCATCTCCTTGCTGATTCAATGTTTTTATTTCCTGTCCTTTAGGTAAAAACAAAGCCTGTTTATTTGCTGATGAAACAGCAGTAGGACTTAAATTGATTCCGTTAATATCACGTGGCACATCATCGCTAATTACCGCATCTGCATCGCGTATTTTTGCAAGTCCTGTTACTAATGGGTTTTCATCATTTGAAAAAGCCTGTTGAACTACCTGATAGCTTAATTTGGCGCGTTCTTCAGCAGTTCCTACCGTTGCTTCTTTGTAACGTTCGAGCTTCTTTAGTGCCTCTAAAACAGCGGATAAAAAAGGAATGCCGCGTCTGTTATCAATTCGATACTCTAAACCCTTAACCAAATAAACCATTGTCAAACCTGTTGATTTGCTTTTGGCTTCTACCCTTTGAAATTTACCGGTATAATAATTCAACCCGGCACCGGGGTCTGCAACGCGCACATAATACGCAGTAACTTCTCCCTCTGCATCGTATTCAATTCCGTTTCTTACCCAATTACCGGTACCCGGCTGATTGTCGGGAACTTTCCATGCAAAGTAATCGTTGCCCATTATCGGATTCCAAACATGCGAACCGTCAATAAGTTGAACGGTAATTCTCCCTTTTTTATAACGAAGTATTACCAGCAAATCACCACCAACCAATTTATTTATAAACTGTGTTGACATTAATTTCTTCAATGATTTTTCTTCCCTGTAATCTGAAAGTTTAGATTCGGAAAAGTTCTCAAAGTAAGTTTCAATAGTATCTTGAAACTTCTCAGCATCTAATTTAATTCCTTCAAGTGCTAATAAATTTTCGTGCGGGCTTGCCTGTAATTTTAATCCCGAACCAATCACCGACATTGCATACTTATTGATTATAAGTTGCGCAGCATCACTTTCTAAATATGCTTGCCATGAACGTAAACGGATAGCTTCATAATCTAATGCGAAAACCTTAATAGGCCCCATTTCGCCAATGTTCTTTTCACCGTTAAAACTTATGCTTACTGCCTGTAAATTATTAGGCCCTGCACCGTAATAATAGGCATGTGGATTTAGCTTCTTTTCAGCAACCGGTTTATCTGAAAAAAGAGATACGATACCTTTAGAAATTTTCGTAAATAAGTTAGAATTATCTTGTTCCATAATACGGGCCTAAAAAGTTTTTTGAATCAACTAATTTCAATCTTCGCCCTCCGTTCAACTGATTAACGTAATAGTTTTTAACACCCTGAAAAGCTGTGATTGCATCGCTTACTTCTTTCGGGCTGCGATACATAGTTTTAATTTTCGTTTGACCGGTGTCGAGATTATATTCTGTAACATTACCGGTAGAGGCTGCTTTTAAGCAAGTAACAAGTAACGCATCAATGATAGCATCAATAGCGATAATCTTCGCCTTTAAACTTGTTTGGCTGCTTATATAAATATCGGCTGAATCGTAAACTACCATATTGCGAAAATAGTTTTATTTTTTTGGTTTAATTCTGAATATTTTTTCTTTAATAAAAAAGTAACCAACTCGCAGTAATGCAACTATAAGCCCTGTTATCATTTAGTCAAGTGTTACATTTTCGGAAAGTATTTCTCCAATATCGGAAATAATTTGAGAGATTGCTGTTGTTTGGTCGGGTAGTGGTGGAGTAACAGTCATTCCCCAAATATTCATAGTAGTTAGCACCGTTGCAAGATTATTTAAAACGGTTTGGTTTTTATCTCCTAAAACTGCTTTGTATTGCCCGGTGTTAATTTGAACTTCAGTTGAATCACCATTAGCATTGATAAGTATTTTGCCGTTCTTTTTTAGCCAAATCTCTGCTTGTAAATCACCGTCTGAATTGGTAGAGTAAATACGGTGCTCACCGACATCTGCCAACTGATTTTTGTTGATGTAACCGATAACTATACTTTCAGAACCGTTTGCAGTTTGAGCGTAAATAGCAATCATGTTTTTAATAGGGCTGCTGTCAGTTCCATACGGTGATGCTTCCTTTTGGCTTTGCACATCATTCTTCCCCCATCCCAAAAATTTAATTAGTCGCTCTTTGGCATTACTGAAAGAAGTTGAATTTACGCGACCGATGAACATTACTTATGCAAATTGATACCCTCAAAATAATACGTTGGCTGTGTGTAATCGTAAACAGACGGCAAAACACAGGTTAATTTTGCAATCTGTTCTTTTTCATCTCCATACAATTCTACTTCTTCAATAAACCAACGAGATACTTTGTAAAGATAAATTTCTGAATTGATAACTGAAATTACATTGTTAGGGCGAATTATTTTACCATTAGGAAAAGTCCATGACGTTGTTGTAATTATCAGTTTTAGTCCCCTCAATTCAGTTGCCAGTGCGTTCTTTGCCGATGTCAAAGTATAATCTACTCCATCGGGCGGATTTGAAACTACAATAGTTTTAGGTCGAAATACATAAGGGACAAAAGGATTCCTAACAGTTGATTTCGGTGCTGTATCTACACTTTCTTCGTCACCAGATGTTAATTGTTGAACGCAAGTAATATGAGAGTGCATTTCCTGACCATTAAAGCTCAAACTCATTGATGTTGCAGAAACACCTTGCGAATAACTGGCAACCGGTTTGGCTTGTTTCTTTGCTTTGGTAAACACTACATTGCCTTGTTCGTCATGGCTTAGAATAATGTTTTTATAACTCGCAAGTTTAGCCAAATAGCTTTTTATATTTTGCCCGACTTGCGCGGTTGTTTTCAGAATATCGGAACCCATTTTATCGGTAACACTGCTTTCATCATTACCCCACGGAGTAATCAGCATTCCCCATTTATCAACTACTCCCTCCGGTTCTGCTAAAGGAAAAACAAATTGCGGCTGCAATAATTCTTCTATCGGCATCGGTGGAGTATCTACCGGTGTTGTTGTTGTTGGCTGTAATGCTGGTGTTTCTTCGCTGATATTTGTGCTAGCTGATACAATTACACTTTCATCTATTTTAAGTCCTAAACCAAATGGCTTTAAATATCTGAGCGCAATGTCTTTTAAACTTTTGCCCTCGTTATCTAAACTCATTCCCTCAAGTCCTATCGGTATTTCGCAGTCTTCTAAAACACCTGGCAAACTATATCCGCCAATGCTTACCATTTGCCTTACCGCGCCACCGTTAAATGCTATTGATAAAACGTAACCTGTCAGTAAAGTTTCTCCATTGTGAGTTAACTTTGCTATGTGGTAATGTCCGATACAAGAAAGCTGTTTGTGCTCGTTATTGTCTGGATTGAAATAATATTCAAACGCAAACGTAGACGCTACACTGTCAAATTTCAGATTTATTCTTACTCTGTTGAATAGTGATATTTTGCGATTGCGTATGCGGTCATTTATTGTGAGTTCCATGATACTTGTCCAGTTTTTATAGTAATAAACTGGACATTTTAGACTTAATCAGTAGCAGCTTTTACTGCCCACATTGCAGCTTCTTCGTATTTAGTTTGCGCAATAGATGCCAAACGTTTTGCCTCTTCGTTTTGAGTGTTATGCTTCAAATCTTCAAGCATGTTAATCATTTGCGCGGCATCGTTTTTAATCATGCCTACTGTATCGCTACCAGTAACATTAAAATCCATTCTTACTCTTTTTTCTCCTAAAGACTTTTCCATCGTGTTTGTTTTTATGTGATTAAATATAATAGTAAACTTTTGTATTCTTTCTTACTTGCAATATAGAATTTAACCCCGCGTTATTTTGTGTCATTAACTTAATCAAATTTTCATCATTTTGGTCAATGCCATACAACCGGTGAGTAAGTATAATCCAGTTAGTGTCTGCCTCCGCAATTATACTTCTTTGCTGCTGTCCGTTCACGGCAATATTGAAAAGATTACTCAAAGTAAAATTCATCAATTCAGCAAGTAACATTAGCGAATTAGCATCGGGAATAAAACTATTTACACTGCCTCCGTTTTCGCTTTGCAGATAATCCAAGTCCTCTAAATACTGATTGTAAAAACTAAGAAGTTGTTCGATTGTATTATAGGTATCAGTTGCGTACGCGTAATCTTCCGGTAATGGATTTGCGGCCGCTAAACAAAACGCGCTGATATTCGAACCCTGATTAGTAGAATACATCAGTTTGTCAAGATTGCTAAGTCCAACAATGTTTGAACGCAAAACATTAAACTGATTTTCAAGCATAGTGAAACGGCTCTTTATGCTTTGCGAAAATAAAGCCGGTTGAATGATTACGGCCTGTGTAAAGTTTAAAACACTGGATGCCTGACTAATTAAATTATTGATAGATGAATATGCTTTATTGAACGCATTGAAATAATTCTGAAAGTCGGATGTAGTATGCTTTACAATTTTAGCAACAGTATTTTTGAAAGCCGTTAATTGTCCTTTGAGTTTTGCAATTCCTTTAGCTGAAATATTTGCCGGTGGAACCTTTGTAATGATTGTATTGTTAGCAGTTGATGTGCTAAACATTTGACTGGCGGCAATTCCTTTTTCGGTAATGTAATCCGTTGGTGCTACTTTTCCCGATGGATAGTCCTGTGAAATCGTTTCAATAATTACACCGGTAACTTTTGAAATATTCAAATCGGTATTATCGAAATCAAGTGAGATAGGTTGCACTTTCAACTGACCATAAAACGGATGCTGAATTTTCCATGCGCGTCTATCGTTTGCGCTCGTTTGAAAGTTCTTTGCTAACTGTAAATGGTCTTCGCCTTGAAAGTATAACTCAACTACATACTCCGTTCCTTTTGGTTCTCCACGGTAAACTAAAGAGCCGCGCACGTTTGGAAATTCAAACTTTGCAATGTTGAAATCAACTTTCTTCTTTGCGTTTATCCAATCGGGTTTATACTCGCGTGAATCGGGAGTAGTAATTATTAAGCGGGTTTTTATCTGGTCGAGCCAACTCATTTTTTCAGCACTCTTTTAAATCGCTCTTCAGCATTTATAATAAAAATTCTTTCAATCTTATGTGTCGTTTTTTCAGATGCCTTTTGCATGAAGTGAGTTGATTTTACCGCTACATCTCTACCCCCCTCAATACTATAAATAGGGATAGCATTTACAACAGTATTTCCTTTTCTATTCAGCATTGCAGCACCAAGTCCACGTTTTGAAACAGAATGTCTTTTATCGGTTCTGCCAATCCATGCAATGTAATAAACGAAATTACTTTGTTCTCCGGTGCCAATTACAAAACCGCCTTTGCCAACAAATGAAGCAGCATGAATAAACTTTTGCCTATCATTTTTACCAGTAAAATCAGAAGCATTAGCAATCTTCTCCATGATTGAAGATAATCTGAATTGCGCTTTTACAAGTCCTGTATTGCTATTGCCTATTCTTGCATTTTTGGTAGGTATAAAAGAACGACCCGCAATTCTACCTCCGACTTCCTGTTGATTCAAATCTTTTACAGAATAATTGTTTTCTCCTTTTAGTCCTTTATCCATAAAGCCTACACTTGATTGCATAGTATTTATGTCGCTACTGTTCTTTGCAAATTCAACACGCGAAGTTGCACCGAAAAAAGTTTTTTGTCTTTGAGTAAATACGTTTGCGCTTTGTGGCATCGTTATTTTCTTCACATCCATTGCCGCATCGTTCAAAGTTTTACGCACCACATTAGGCAAAGCGGTCTTACTCAAACTTTCTAATCGCTTAGAAAATTCACGAAGTTCAACTGTGTCTATGTTTAATGCGGTATTCATTATGCGATTTCAAAAGTAATATATCCCTCTGCCGTAACCGGTGAAGCCGCTGTAGTTCCGGGAGTTGGAACTACTGTAATTTTAGTCGGAGCCGCTACTGTAATTCCTATAACAGAACCAACATTTCCATCCGCAACAGTGCTGAAACTTCCCTTCATTGCAAACTCAAATCCGATATTGCAAGTTTTTGAATCTGGTATTAAAATTTCATAGTAAGCAGAGCCGGTAGTATTTGTAGATGTAAACTTAAATGCGATGTGCATTGTTTTGCCTATAACCTTGTATTTTATATTACTGGATATTATTGCGGTTCCGCTAACTGTGCTAGGAACTACATCGCCTGTATTACTTCTTAAAGTCCACGCCCCGAACTTATCATTAAACCATCCAAACAATTTCAAAGCAGTTACAATTCTTTCATCATCGGTTCCCGCATTTGTTTCAGCTTGTGTTGCCAACTCTGCAATACCCGCATCTGTTTCAGTAGCTACAGTTGCAGCAATGTTTGTATTAATAATATTTCCTAATGCTTGCAATAATTGCGGAATGCCACCAGTATCTAATACACCGTTTGGAGTTACGCCACCGGATGCCATTAGTGCCTCGGCAAAAATCATTAAGTCCTGAACTAAATCAACATCAACAGGCGTTCCCGAATTATCTCCCGGATTGTTTCGAAGCGTTCCGAATGGACTTGTTCCAAATGGATATGTTCCTACCGGCGCATTGACGTTTACTTTGTCTTTTAATGGTATCATGGTTTTCTAAATTTAAGGAGTATAAATGACAAACAGATACGCCACTGTTTGAGCTGGCTTTAATTTCAATATGAGTTGTCTGAATTGCCTTTCTAATGCTTGTGGAATGTAAGCATACGCGCCTAATGTTGCACCGCCAATAAAGAACGTAGAGCGCAAATTTGAACCTACATTGAAATTTGAATCTATGCTTTGTTCAATTGAATTTGCTACTAACAAATTATAAGCTCCTCCAAGCTGCGCATCTCCAAGTTGATTATCTGCCAATTCGTTTTGAGAGATACCGCCTCCTAAAATTTCTACCGGTGTTTTAGTAATCCAGTTTCCATATTCATAAAAGCGATTCTCGTAAACGTAAACATCAAATCCAGCCGACCGCAATTGCTGTTGAACATACAACCAAAATCCACGCGCCAAAATAGTTCCCGGAAAATTATACTGCTGAAGTATTAAAAGTTTTCTTATCTCTAAATCCAATCCGGTGCCGTTAATTAAACCAAGTCTTCTTTCCCAATCATTAGCATCGTCAACAGTGAAATTGTTGTTATCTGCTAACATAGAATCAAAAGTAGAAATCGCATCTCTCCATGCCACACTTTCACTTATTGAAATCGCTGAATTTAGATTATCCAAATAACCATTCACAGGCCCTTTGAATGCTCTGCCTGTTGGCATCAGTTGCCGAAAAAGATTCTGTATTTGAGTAATCGGTAGCATTAACTGAAAGTAATAGAATTAAAATAAGGAATATAACCGTTAATGAATGTGTATGTATTGAATAGGGTTCCGTTTACTTTGAAAGTAATTGGGCCAAATGTGGTTCCCGGTGCCGCTGTCAATGTTTGCAAAATCAAATTGTTTAAATCAATAATATCATTCTTATTTGCAAGAATATCAGCACCCGCAACAAACGGACGAACAGTATCTATCCATTGCGAAATCGCATCTTCAATTGCTGTTTTCTGTTCGGCTGTAAATGCCGGTGTTGCGGCTCCAATTATTACATCAACAGGATAGGGAGTAACCGGTAAATAATTTACAAGAAATACACCAAGCGGACGTTTAGCTAAAAAAGTTCCATCACCGTCTATCACATTTGCAACTGCTGCAATCATAAAAAATGAAGGAGTGCCGTGTCCGTCTATTGAATCTGCAATACTCGATTCAATAAATAAATTTATTTCGTTTGATGCTCCCGATTTAGCATATGGATAAACCTCTGCAACTCCCTGCACTTCTGCGGCCCATAATCTATAATCAGTTGCGGCTCCTCCCTGCGGTTGCGATTGAAAAGCGTAAACAACCGCTGCGCGATACTCGTCTAATGTTTCAGCATCCAAAGGTTGAACAACTATTGCAGTAACGGTATTTCCTGTTGAATTTACGCCCGCAATTGGCGCGGCTGCTGTCAATGTATTGCCGATTTCTAATTGACTAATTACGCCAGGTGTTAATGCGCGTAATGTAATTGTATCACCGGTGCCAGTGCAAATATATTGAGCATCTAAAGTAAATAACATACCGGGGTTAATAGATGTTGGGTCACTAATAAACTGTTGTTGTGCTGGTATAACTGCCCCGTTTATTCCGGTAACGCTTACCGTATATTGTGCCGCAACTGCCGGATATGGATTGCGCTGTATTTTTACCAATCCAAAACGCTCTAAAGTTCCACCAACAGAAACGGAATCAGCGGTATCGGGCCATATGTTCTTTTGGATATTTGCAAGCCCGAGGTAAAACAATTTCAGTTTTGCCGCTTGCACCGCTGCCAATGCGCGAAGAAATACTTTTCCGAAAACAGGAATTGTAATATTGTATTGAGATTGTAAGTCATTCAATACATCGTTATATAATTGCGAGAGTGTAGGAATCGTTACCATTATAGTTCTGTTACCGGTGTATAAATTTCTAAAGAGTAAGTGCCAGACGTATCTAATTCATAAATTTTACCTGTTGCTGAATCGAAAATATATGCACCATCTCCATATTCTTCTTCATCCCAATTTAAAAGAGTTCCGCTACCGTCATTTGTAAATAATCTGAAATCAACATCGGGAGTTAATCCAACCAAAAGAGTATTCTGATAATATGGGCCGGTAAAATCAGCGGGCTTAATTACTTTGCATGTTCTCACAGTGATAGTTTCGAACATATCGTAAAGCGCAATAATTGCTTCTTTCAACTGATTTATATCATCAGCAACTACCAAATTTATTCTGGCACCGGCTTGTATTTTTCTATCAACTTTATTTTCAAATGTAGGTCTTGAAGTTGCCATTTCTATAGAGTTATTTGTAAAACATATTGTAATCCGTCTTGTTGAGGTTGCGGAATTGGCGGCTGGTAATTTGGCGCACCGGACAAATCCTGTTTAGTTCCATCCCAGATATACAGAAATTCTTTCTGTGTAACGTTGTTAGGCTCTTTCACCAAAATCTGCAATCTAACTTTATCAACTCCTATAATCGTAACAGTTACGGTAACTTCTGCGAACGGTTGCATAAATTCTAAATCTGCATTGATAGCATTCTGAATATAAATCAGATTGCCGCTGGTTAATGGTATTGTATTTAATGCGCGTTCAGTTTGTGAATTGAATTGCTGCGATGGATTGTTAGGCATCAAAGTAGAATTACCCCACCAATCATAAGCCATTTCATTAGCGGCTCTTTCATCAGGTGTAGACATGGCAACATTGCCTCCAAACAAGCCGATGTAGATCATGTTTTCGAAGCCGTCAACTTGTGCTAAGTCAACACCTTTTAAAAACAAATCACCGCCATTTCCAATTTCAATTAATTGTAAATCCATTTCTATAATTTATTACTCAATCCACCTCCTAAAGTTCTTGTTGTTGTAATAGGCACCATATCATTACTACTTGTAACATTCGCGCGTCCTGTGCTATCATTTATATCGATAGAAACATTTTGCCTTTGAGTGCTTTCGCTTCTGCTTACAATTAGCGCGTTTTGTTCTGTTTTTTTCGAATTGATGGCGGGGGTAACAGAAGTTTCTCCATTACCATTTACATCAACACCGATATCAGTTCTAAATTTTTCTATTCCGGTTGACGCACTTTTAGCCCAATCAGCACCGGTAATTTTTGCAATTAGAGATAAAACATACTGCAAAGGAGCTAAAACAGAATCCAAAATAGCAACACCAATTGCTTTGATTCCAGATAAAATACCACCATCGGAAAAAGATTTTTTTATCATTTCCCAATTGCGATAGAAAGAAGCCAATACAGATACTACAATTAAAACACCAGCAGCGATTAAAAGTAGCGGAGATGATAGTGCGGCTAAAGCAACGGCACCGACAGTCATTGAGGTATTCCACAACCATTGAGCTGCTGTTATCGCTCCGATAGCTACCGATGCAGCTAATGCTACTGTTTCAGATTCTGCTAGTTCAAAATTCATTACAAACAAAGCAGCGTTACACAACCAAGTATAAGTAGTAACGGCTATCATTATTGCTTTCCATGCGATAAATGCACCTACCGCAATAAATATTATACCAGCCAACGTATCAATGTGATTTGTAATAAATTTCACTATATTATTTATTGCATTAAGCGATGTAGATGCTTTGGTGCTACCGGTTAGCATATTAACCCACGCATTACCAAGAAACTTTATTGATGTTTCGAGCGTATCATTATTATCAGCTGCCATCTTTGCAGTCATACCGGTCGTATTAACGGCATCTAGCATAGTTGTAAAATTCTTTGCATTAGCTAATACACCGGTAGCCAAAGCCTGATTTTCTTTCCCGAAAATATGAAACAATGCAGCATTATCTTTTGCCGCTTTGCTCATTTCCTGCAATCGAACATTTAAAGGAAGTGCCGCGTTTTGAACAATATTCATATTGATTCCTAAACGGTGCATATCTGCAATCGCTTTCGGGTCTTGAACTTTAGCAGTTGACATCACCAATAGAATATTTCTCAATTTGGTTCCCGCCTCAGCTCCCTTATTGAATTTAGAGGCAAGTTCTATTAATGCTACTGATTCATTTATTTTGATTCCTGCATTTGCCGCAACCGTTCCAAATTCCTGTATTGCGGCTGCGGTATCGCGTATTTCAGAACTTCCCGCAACTGAACCAGCCGAAAGTATATCAACAGTTGCAGCGGCTTCTTTTGCGCCTTTGCCAAATTGATTGAGTATTTGCGTCAATGCCTCACCAGCCGGGCCCAATTCCATCTTCGAAGCCTGGGCTAACATGATACTTGACTTTGTAACCATTGCCAATGCTTCAGCATCTTTGAGTAATTCCGGTTGGTTATTAGCAATAGCCGTAAATGCCTTTGTTACAGTAACCGCACTTTCTTTTGTAGCCAATGCAACATCATTGATATTTACTTTGAATACATCAAATGCTTTACCGCTAACACCGGTAACGGCTTTTAAGTTTGCTAGTTCTGTTTCGTAATCCATCAGTGCCTTTACCGATGCGCCAATGGCTCCGGTAATTCCGGTTGCAATAGCGACAGCACTAAAATTACTCAACAATTGTTTTTGGCCTTCACTGAAAATCGAAAAAGTTTTATTTACCGAAGCATCTATTTTAGCAAATGATGCTTGCATTTTATTAGCTGCCTTACTCACATCATTAGCCATTCCACCTACCGGAGTAGAAAACTTATTGACTGCTGTAAAAATGGTAGGTATTACTAATGACATTTATTTTTTCGGTGTTGTGCTTTCCAGTTCTTTGTTTACTGTAATTATATCTTCATACCAAAACATCATTCCATTGTAATCTATACTATCAAAAAAAAGGCTGCCGATTTTTTCTGGCAGCCAATGATGTTCACGAACAATAGTTCTGAATATGTTGTTTATGCTTTCACTGTCTACGTTTCGAGAAAAAAAACCACAATACTATTTGCAATTCTCTTATCTGCCTTATCCAAAGTTTTCAAAATCTGTTTAGGTTGCCCGGTCAATGCCGCCAATGTTGCAATTACTCTACCGGCTCCGTCAGCAACAGAAACGCCTTTCATTTTTTCTTCCAATTCGAAATAAGTAATGCGCTGTTTGTAATTTATAGCCGCTACTTTTTCTTCTTCACCAAAAGGAAATAAAAGTGTTTGAGAAAAAGCATTATCTTTCAGCGTCAACATTCCGTATTGAATACCCTCAATTAAAGTTGCAATTGAATCTTTGAATGATTCTTTTTGCATTGGTGTAACTTTATGAAAGTCTAACCAATTTTCAACTTCTTTTGTTGCTGCTTCTAATGCTACTACTTCTTTCATAAAATTTTTTTGTTGCGGGAGATGGATTCGAACCACCGGTCTTTTGGTTATGAGCCAAACGAGGACAGCCAACTCCTCTATCCCGCGATATTTCTTAAACTATTTTCTTTAACGTATTACTACCGGCAAATTTTATTTTGATTGTTGCGCTACCCATATTTGCATTAACGTCACCAACCGGAAAACCTGAACCCGAATAAACAGAGCCGTTTATGTGAGTAAAACGGAAAGTTGCTTCTTCCGGATTGCCCGCCAACGCTACCAATTTTTCTAACTGCTTACCTACATTGCTATCGTTTGCAACCATTGTATCAACCGACCAACGCGCGATATTCATTTTGCGAATGGCAGAACCGTCACCGGCTATTCCATTTGTTTCGTCATCGCTGCGAATGCCTCCAGTATCCAGGGTGCTATCTTCGCTTGACTTTGGAGAAATAGTTCCGGTTCCTAAAGTTGGATGCGACCAAGTAATTTCAGTAAGTTGCCCACCTATGTATGCCATGAGTATTTTTTATTAGTTGTTTCCAAAATTAAAACCAGCCGTTGCAGTAGTTGCCGCAATACGCGCATATCCGCTACGTTTGTAACTGAACAATGTATCTAACCGGTCAGGGTTTGTTGCGCTAAGCGCAACGTTAATAGATGCCTCCATAAATTCAGGGTCAGTAATCAAACTGCGTTTAGTCAAATCAGTTGCGTAGGTGAACAATACGCCTTTCCAGTCTTTAGGCTTAACCACATTACCGGAGTTCACAATGTCTGTATCTTTTGCGATAACATGATCCATAACATAAATCTGTTCGAGCAAATAATAACCAAACCTGATATTGAAGTCAATAGTCAAACTGCGAACGTATCTGAATTGCGGAGGAGTTTCGCCAATCGGATGATAAGTAGTAACGAAATCCTGCATTACATACACCCCGGAAATTAAATCAACTGTTGAACATCCTTTCTTTACGATTGCATCGCGGTTGACATAGGTTGACATTGCTGCACTTCCCCAAAGTTCCTGCGTAATCGCTGGCATATCGGGATAGTTGCGGCCGGCAATGTCAAGAGCCGGTGTATCTTGCATTTGTGGAGCGCACAATAAACAAACGTTTGCTGCAGCCTCAAATGTAAATCCATCGCTCAAAGGTGCAGGACAAATAGAAATAGTTACCTGATTCTTTCTTGCATCGGTAATAGATGAAGGGTCATCAGCAGTCGAACCGGTCAAAGCAACAAAAGGCTTCATAATAATACCAGTATATCGTCCTGTCGGATTTGTCGGGTCAGGAATACCATTGAAATTCTCCAAAGCCGACATGATATTGCTGTTGGTAGAGTATCCGTTTATTACAAGAGTATACCAGGTTGAACCAAATTGAGAAAGTGCATCTGCAATAGATGGAGTTCCGCTTCCTGACTGTGTAGAAGAAACGGCATAAGTAATACCTAAATCATTATTGTTGGTATTTACTGAAATGCTTAATTCGTTAGCAGTTAATCCGCTCCATTTTGTTTCGAATGTAGCCTCATAATCAGTAGATGAACCAATTACCGGAGCACCTAAAATAGCATTCACCGCATCTTCCATTTTAGCAGTAATAGAATCGGTAGTGTCACCAACATTGATATTGATGTCGTAAAACTGCGCATCTAACCCCTCCCGGCCCGCTATTACAAGCGTATGGGTTCCATCAGCTGTTGCGGTTCCCGAAGGAGTTATTTCAATAATTTTAGTTGTTGAGCCATCTGCAGTTTCCTGTGCAAAAACAGTAACCGGAATACTTGAAATACCTCCTCCCTGTAAAGGGAAAAGTATTCTTGCAATATGATAAATTGGTGAGCCATAACCGTATAAATTACCGGCTTGCTGTGCGCTGGTGATTGTCGTTCCCTCTGTTGGCATTGTAGCTTGATTAGCATCGTTTGCCTCTGCTAAAATTGCTATTGATTGAGGCAAATTTGGACTTGAAGTTGCGAAGTTGCCCTTATTTAAGATGTAACCTACAATTCTCGAAACGGCTGCTGAACTTACGGCATTACTTCCCATTGCTTTTAATTTTCAACAAAAAACTACTTTATAAATGCTGATTGAAAATTTTTCGGGAGTTTTGCCCGAAAATTTCGGGAAAGAAATATATTTGTTGAATGAATACAAAAGATGTAAAGATTGCCGTTATTATTCCTACTCGGGGTGATAGAAAATTATTGCTGAATAATTGCTATCGAATGCTATCGGAGCAAACATTAGGGCCTTGTTTTATTCTAACTGCTGATTACATACCAAAGTCCAACGAAAAAGATATTACTGAAAGATACCGTTTCGGATATGACCATTTAAGAAGAAAAGATTTTGATTTAATCGCCTTTATTGAAGATGACGATTACTATTCTCCCGACTATCTCGAAACAATGGCAACCGAATGGTTACGCGCTGGCAAACCGGATATTATAGGCAACAGCACAAGTATTTATTATCACTTGAAGTTGAAAAAATATTTTACACTTAATCACCCCAACCGCGCAAGTGCAATGAATACGCTGATTAAACCGGATTTAGATTTTCCGTGGTGCGCTGATAATTACGAATACACCGATGCTCATTTATGGAAGTTAGCTAATATCAAATTCACCAACCTGCAAATATTAAAAGGTCATTTATTTGTACCTGATAAAATTATCAGTTTCGGCATTAAACACGGAAGCTGTTTAGTAGGTGGAAGATTTCACAATGACCGGTTAGAGAGATACGATAAAGATGATTCTGATTTGAGTTTCTTAAAACAGAATTGCGATGCTGAAAGTTTTAAATTCTATTCGGAGTTTACACCTTAGTCTCGTTCAACTCCTTTCTATTCTCAGGATTATTGAAATATTTTTTAACCGCCCGGAAATTGCTTTTTGGAGCTGGTGCCATGTAGTATTTATTAGGGTCTAATGGTAACCCTTCGCTATCCTTTGCAACCGGATTGACTTTCAGAATATCCGCGCCTAATTGTTTAACCATTTGCTTTCCTTGTGGCAACTTCTCAGCCGCCTGTTTCATTAATTTTAATTTCCATTTTTTCATAAGTGAATATTTTGAAGTGGTGATGCTGTATTTCGTAAATAATTTGGTGAGTGAATTAAATAATGTTTATGTAAAGTCTTTATTGTATTGCCAAGTAAATCAGCAACAACTGTTTCGGGAACTCCGTTTTGAACTTTCCAAGAACCGTTGAATCTTCTGAATGCGTGAATGCCTTTATATTCTACTCCCGATATCTTACAACTTCTTTCTGTGAACTGCCTAATACTTGAAGTAGTGTATGGCATATTTTTTTTCTCTCCCTCGAATAGAAATTTTTCCGGTGCTGTATGCCAACAATCAATATAGCACTGCAATAATTCCCAAACATAAGCAGACGGATAAATGATTCTGTCTTTATTTCCTTTTGCCTGTCTGATAATTATTCTTTGTTCATCCATATTGCAATCAGACAAATAAATTGAACATGGCTCACTAGCTCTTAAACCACAATCAATAATCAATGCGAGAATAGATTTCTGTTTTTGGCTTTTAGTTGCTGCAATTATTTTTAGTGCTTCTGATTCTGTGTATATTGGTTGAATTTTACGCGGCTTCTTTGCGTATGGCAAATCTCTACAATCAATTGGACTTTTAAGAACTACATCAAAAGCCCAACGAATAATTACAAGCGTATTGTTTCTTGTAAATGGATTTTCAATAGATGCTGTATATTCTTGAATTTCTATTAATGGAGTTGATTCAAGGTTAGGAAATTTCCTTAAAATTTGCCTAAGAATATCACGGTATTTAATGAAAGTATTTTCCATCGAATATTCCTTATTCTTGCACCATAAGAAAAGATGTTTTTCCCAATTTATTTCCATATAGTTAATTGATTTTCATTACTACTTTCAGAATACACACGTTAGTGGCAACCGTAGGACACCCGACACCGAGCATCCTACGAACCACAAAAAATTACTTTTCGTTTTTACCTTCAACATTTCGTTTTAATCTGTCTGCGGTTCTTTTATTCAACCACATCAAACTTTCTTCTAATTTGGTAATTACGATTGCATTTTCTCTACAAGGGAATTTTGCTTGTAAAAATCCTAAACGGTCAATAAGCACTTCAATAAGTTCTTCATTGGTTGTGCCATCAGATACCGTTTTTAATTCAGTTGAACCTTCTGCAATTGGTTCTTTGTGGATAAATTGAAGTGTTTGACCTTCTGCATCCTTGTTCTCGAAATTTGACAACTCGTAAGTGTGTCCTGCTACTTTTACTTGCATTTTATTTTTTGTGGGTTTTATAACTCCTCCCAGAAGTTTTATCGTGAGAAAACGGCAGCCACTAACATTTGCTTGCCAAAAGGCGGGGTTTGGTGGTTAATTTTTGCTTGATTTTCCATATTGAAATTTTGTATTAAATTGACAGTTTAGTGCTTCGATTGCCCGCCCTTCGGCAAGCAAAATCCCGTTAC